TAAATGGATTTAATTTAATTCATAGTGAAAAAATAGAATCATCTATTTTTGAATATCCCAATAATGAAAAAATAAAAGTTCAAAGTATTTTTCAGATATGGTCAAAAAATCATATAAATCAAAAATATATATTACAAGAAAATAAAAGTGATATACTTGAAATATTTTCAGTATCTGACGGTGGAACACCTTCTACAACAAGAAATAAAAAAATGCACAATAAATGTCATATTTTCATACCTTCCACGATTTTTGGAAAAGAAAATATGAAACCATACGTAATGAAGGTTTAAAATTTATTGATAGATATGATAATGAAATATATTTTGCAATTGCAAGTTATGTTACTTTACAGCGAGTTAAAAACTATCTCGTTAATAAAATGAATCAAATTAAATCAATTGGTACTTTCTTACAAAAAGATAATGGATTTGTAGTAACAAATCCTGAAGGTTATGTTGCTGTAGATAGATTGGGCAACGCAGTTAAATTGGTAGATAGACTAGAGTTTAGTACCGCAAACTTTACTTTAGCAAAAAATTGGATTAAAGGATAATGGCAAATTTTAGAAAAGACACACAGGTATTTGGACCTACAGGCCACGATAGAACGGTATTTGAAGTACCAATGATTGCCAATAAAAATGGTGAAGTTGTTACAACAGAAAATCCTTTTCCAGTTACCATTACACAATCAATTGGTTATTCAGCTCGTTCAACAACAAATGACGCTTTTGGAAGATTAAGAGTTTCAGATGCTTTTACTTTATTTGACAGTAATCATAGGTATCAAAGTAATGGTAAATGGTCAGAATCTACAGCAGGTTCAGGTTCATCATCACACAATGCTAATGATAGTACAATTGAAATGGATGTTACAAACGCAAGTGGTGATAGTGTCATAAGAGAAACAAAAAGAGTTTTTACATATCAGCCTGGTAAATCATTATTAGTTTTAAATACATTTTGCTTTAATGAACCCAAAACTTATTTAAGACAACGAGTAGGATACTTTGGTGTTAATGATGGTGTTTATTTAGAACAAGAAAATAATAGTATCTATCTTGTAAAAAGAACAAGTACATCTGGAAGTCCAGTCAATAATAGATTTTTACAACAAAATTGGAATATTGATGTAATGGATGGCTCAGGCAGTACAAGTAATCCAAGTGGTTACGAATTAGATTTGACAAAGGCACAAATTTTTTGGACAGATTTTGAATGGTTAGGAGTAGGTACTGTAAGAATGGGTTTTGTTATTAATGGTCAATTTATTCCTGTACACGCATTTCACCACGCTAATTCTAGCGATGCTTCATATTCAGGTGTTACAACTTATATGAAAACTGCTACTTTACCTTGTAGAGTAGAAATTACAAATACAGACGCTACTACAGGAAGTAGTCAATTAAAACAAATTTGTAGCTCCGTTATAAGTGAAGGTGGTTTTGATAAAGTTTCACAAGAACATTTTGCTAGAAGATCAACAGTAAAAACAAGCATTAGTACAACTTTTTTACCTTTAGTTTCTTTTAGAATGAAATCAACAAGATTAGATTCAGTTATTGTTCCAAGTACAGTTAACTTTATGGGTATTGCTCAAACTGGTACAAGTGATTATGAAGTTGTATTAGTTAAAAATGGAACACTTGGCGGTACACCAAGTTGGAATACATCAACATTTAATAATGTAGAGTTTGATGAAGCGGCTACAAGTATTACAATTCCTGCAGATGGTATTGTTAAACAATTTTATGCTACTTCAACCAATCAAGCACAAACACAAATTAGTGATACTGGAAAATACAATAAAGATTTACAACTAGGTAGAACACTTGCTGGTGTAAGTGATGTTTATACTTTATGTTGTAGAACATTATCTGGTTCAAATAGTGCTACAGGAGGCGTTGGGTTTTACGACCTAACATTCTAATATGAAAAAAACTTTAAACGAAATTAGACAATACATAAACGAGGGTGTTTATGATCCTGGTATATTCAAAGCATTTTTTCTTGCAGGCGGTCCTGGTTCAGGTAAAACTTTTGTAACACAATCAGCATTTGCTGGTACAGGATTAAAAGTAGTTAATTCAGATGCTGCATTTGAAAGAGGATTAAAACAGGCAAATCTTTCTTTAAAAATGCCTGACGAGGAAGAATACTTTAGAAATATTGTTAGAGCAAAAGCAAAGATGACAGCTGCAACAGCATTAGATACTTACATTAAAGGTAGATTAGGATTAGTTATAGACGCAACAGGCAGAGATTTACAATTAGTACAAAGTCAAGTTGCATTATTAAGACATATCGGATATGATTGTTATATGGTATTTGTTAATACAAGTTTAGAAGTTGCATTACAAAGAAACGCAACACGAGGACGATCTTTACCAGAATACATTGTAAAGAAAAGTTGGGACGGTGTACAGGCAAACATAGGTTCGTTTCAAAGATTGTTTAGTCCTAATAAAATGTTAGTTGTAGATAATAATAGAAGTGAACAAGAATTAGTTACACAAACTTTAAATACTGCTTCTCGTTTTATTAGAAGTAGATTAAGAACTAAACCAGAAAGTGGTATAGCAATGAGTTGGATTAAAAAAGAATTGGAGTTAAAAAGAAGATGAGATTTAAAGACTTCATAAAAGAATCTATTATTGATATACCAAGAAGAACTTATGCACCTGGTGTGTTTGATAATGCAGACACAAAAGAACCGAAGATTAAAAGTGAAATTATTGGTATGATAATGAAACAGTTTACAGAATTTAAAAAAGAATATCCTATATTAGATTATTCTTTAATAGGTTCTATCTTAACAAAAAGATATAGAGATGACGCAGATTTAGATATTAATGTACTGTTTGATGTACCAAAAGAAAAACAAGAAGAAGAAAGAATTAGATTATCTAAAAAATATTTGTCTGCTAAAAATCCTGACAACGTACAAGGTAAATTAATACCAGGTACAAAGCATCCTATTAATTATTATTTCATAACAGATAAAAAAACTTATGACGATCAAAATAAAAAAGCAGATGCTGTTTATGATATAGGTAAAAACAAGTTTATAAAACGACCTGAAGAATTTAATTTTGACATTGATATGTACATTAATGACTTTAATAAAAAAGTACAAGAGATAGATGTCGTTAAGGGTGAATTAAAAAGAGATATAATAGATTATAATGAATTAAAAGATTTAACTCCTAATGATGTTTTAAATTTACAAGATAAAATTAATAGTAAGTTAGAAGAAATAGAAGATGATATACAGATCATAATTAAAATCGGTGATAACGTTGACGCAGAAAGAAGAGCTGCATTTGATAAAGATATGTCGCCAGACGAAATCAGATTATACGGTATTAAAAATAGATTACCTAAAAATGTTATCTATAAGATGTTAGAAAAATATCATTACTTAAAATTCTATAAAAAGTGTAAACAAATTTTAGATGACGGTAAAGTTACTGATAAAGAAATTAAAGATTTAGAAATGCACGAAGAAGTTACTTTAAATGATATTAAACGAGGTGCTCAAAGATTTGCAAAAGACATATATGATAAATTAAAAAGAATTGTTACAACATCTAAAAGATATGAATATGCAGCTAAAGTTTTACAAGATGTAATAGATAGAAAAAAAAGAGAAAGAGCAAGAGAAGGATTACCTTTACGACACGATATAGGTTATTATTCGGCTGCAGTTGCAGACACGTTTAAAGATATTGATCCAAAAAGATTAGTTAAAATGGTACACGAAGAATATTTACCAGAGGCAAAATCTGTTGCATTTACTTTTGGTAGATTTAATCCACCTACTACAGGACACGAAAAATTAATTAGCAAAGTTAAATCTTTACCTACAAATGATTATAAAATTTATTTAAGTAGAAGTGAAGACCCTAAAAAGAATCCATTATCTGCTAGACAAAAATTAGATTATATGAAAAAGATGTTTCCACAACACGCTAGAAACATAGAGATTAATACTTCTAATATGGTATTAGATATTGCTACTAATTTATATAAAAAAGGTTATACTGAAATTACAATGGTAGTTGGTTCTGATAGAGTTAGAGAATTTGAAACAATACTAAAAAAATATAATGATATAAAATCCAGACACGGATATTATAACTTTGATAAGATCAATGTTGTTTCTGCTGGTGAAAGAGATCCAGATGCTGAAGGTGTATCAGGTATGTCAGCAAGTAAGATGAGGGACGCTGCTCAAAAAGGAGACGTTAAATCTTTTAGTCAAGGATTGCCTAGAGGATTTAGAGATGTAGAAAAACTATTTAAAGATGTAAGACGTGGTATGAATTTAGCTGCTAATTACACATATGTAGGTGACCATAGACCTATTGCAAGTTTACAAGAATTTGAACAACAACAAATAAGAGATTTGTATGTTAGAGAAATGATCTTTAACATAGGAGACAAAGTTAATT